CTACGACACACTTGAAGAATTAGTGAGAGACGCTCTACTTGTGGGAAACAAAGACACATCAATGATGAACGTTTTTTCAAACTTAGACCAAGTCCTTGAAGAAGATTATAGACACCCGATTCCTATGGGTATACATGGTATAGATAGGTTGTTAAAAGGTGGTTTAGCAAAAGGTGAGATTGGAGTTATTTTAGCACCAACGGGAGTAGGTAAATCTACTGTCTTGACTAAGATCTCAAATCATGCTTTTAATCTCGGATTTAATGTTCTACAAATCTTTTTTGAAGATAACCCAAAGGTTATTCAGAGAAAACATTTTACACTTTGGACCGGAATTCATCCTGACGACTTGTCAGAAAAAAAAGAACAAGTTTTTTCAAAGGTAAAAGAAATCGAAGAAAAGATGGATAATAAATTAATTATGAAAAAATTACCATCAGATACAATGACCATGTTGCAAATCAAAAACCAAATCAGAAAGATGGTTGCAGATGGAATCAAAGTAGATATGATTGTTTTGGATTACATTGATTGTATTGTTCCTGACAAAAATTTGGGGGATGAATGGAAAAGTGAGGGATCAGTGATGAGAGCATTTGAAGCAATGTGTCACGAAATGAATATTGTGGGATGGACGGCAACTCAAGGTAACCGATCCTCAATATCATCAGAAGTGGTAACTACAGATCAAATGGGTGGATCAATTAAAAAGGCACAAGTCGGACACGTTATTATATCGGTTGCGAAAACATTACAACAAAAAGAAATGAAATTGGCAACCATCGCAATAACAAAGTCACGAATAGGTGATGACGGAATAGTGTTTGAAAATTGTAAATTTGATAACGCAATGTTAGAGATAGATACAGAAAGTACGACAACGTTCTTAGGTCTCGAAGAACAAAAAGAAGAGAGACAACGACAAAGAGTCAAAGAGCTTCTTGAGAAAAAGAAGCAAAGAGAATCTCAAACTAATTAACAAAAATAAATTTTACAAAAATGGATATATCACAAAGAATATTGAGTGACATTACGGTGTACATGAAATACGCCAAGTTTCTCCCTGAAAAAAACAGAAGAGAGACGTGGGAAGAATTGGTGACAAGAAACAAAGAAATGCACCAAAAGAAATACCCACAAATTAAAGATGAAATTGAGGAAGTTTACCAAATGGTATATGATAAAAAAATCCTTCCCTCAATGAGATCTTTACAATTTGGTGGAAAACCAATTGAAATTTCACCAAACCGAGTTTATAACTGTGCTTACATGCCAATTGACCACCCTGATGCATTTTCAGAAACAATGTTCTTATTGTTAGGTGGTACTGGTGTTGGATTCTCAGTTCAAAAACACCACGTAGAAAAACTTCCTGAGATTAAAAAACCAAACCCAAGTAGAACAAGAAGATACTTGATTGGTGATAGTATTGAAGGATGGGCTGACGCAATCAAAGTATTGATTGAATCATACTTAGGTGTTAAATCATCAACTCCTGTATTTGATTTTTCTGATATCCGTCAGAAAGGAGCGTTGTTGGTTACATCAGGTGGAAAAGCGCCAGGACCTCAACCATTAAAAGATTGTATTCATAACATCACAAAAGTTTTTGAAAACAAAGTTGACGGTGAAAAACTTTCACCTATTGAAACCCACGACATCGTTTGTCATATTGCAGATGCGGTATTGGCAGGTGGTATTCGTAGAGCGGCTTTGATTTCATTATTCTCCGCTGATGATGATGAAATGATTTCTTGTAAATCAGGTAATTGGTGGGAATCAAACCCACAAAGAGGTAGAGCTAACAACTCAGCAGTTCTTCTTCGTCACAAAGTAACACAGGAATATTTTATGGATCTTTGGAAACGAATTGAATTGTCAGGGGCAGGGGAACCTGGTATCTATTTGTCAAATGACAAAGATTGGGGAACAAACCCATGTTGTGAGATCGGTCTTCGCCCATATCAATTCTGTAACTTGTGTGAGGTAAATGCTTCTGATATTGAATCACAAGAAGATTTTGAGAAAAGAGTTAAAGGGGCTGCTTTCATCGGAACATTACAAGCAGGGTACACTGACTTTCATTATCTTCGTGACGTTTGGAAAAGAACCACAGAAAAAGACGCTCTTATTGGAGTTGGTATGACAGGTATTGGTTCAGGAGTTGTTTTAGGTTATGACATGAAAGCGGCGGCAATCGCAGTCAAAGAAGAAAATGAAAGAGTAGCAAATCTTATTGGAATTAACAAAGCAGCAAGAACAACTACTGTTAAACCATCAGGAACCTCATCTTTGGTTTTAGGTACATCTTCAGGTATTCACGCTTGGCATAATGATTTCTATTTAAGAAGAATTCGTGTTGGTAAAAACGAAGCAATTTATTCTTACTTAGCAATTAATCACCCTGAGTTAGTAGAAGATGAATTCTTTAGACCACATGATACGGCAGTAATTACAATCCCTCAAAAATCTCCTGAAGGTTCTATTCTTCGTCACGAATCAGTATTCCAAATGTTGGAGCGTGTTAAGAAAGTATCTCAAGAGTGGATTAAGTTTGGACACAGAGGAGGACAAAATTCGCACAATGTATCTGCGACAGTTTCAATCAAAGAAGATGAGTGGGACTTGGTAGGTGACTGGATGTGGAATAATAGAAAATTCTACAATGGACTTTCAGTTCTTCCTTATAATGGCGGTACATATACTCAAGCACCTTTTGAAGATTGTACAGAAGAAGATTTTAATCGTTTGATCAAAACTTTAACTGATGTTGATTTAACAAAAGTAATTGAGTTACAAGATAATACTAACCTAAGTGGTGAAGCGGCTTGTGCTGGAGGAGCTTGTGAAATAGTATAATTATGACGATAAGTGCATCAAACGATTGGATACAACAGTTATATGTTCAGGAGACAACTAAAAAATCTCCTGAACCTGACTTTTACAAAGATGAAAATGGAAAGTTTGTAATGACTGAAAGTTTTCATATTAAAAGAGGAAGTTGTTGTGGATCTAAATGTAAACATTGTCCTTACGAACCATTATATGAGAAAGGAAATATAAATATAAGAAAATCACTACTTAGGTAGTGATTTTTTTTACTTAAAAAACTAGTAGTTTATATTTATAGGTAATATGGCAGATGGCAAAACATACGGTATAACTTTTCCATTTAGGGATTCTTTTGACGGAAAATATTTGGACCTTACAGATTATGCAAGTGAGGAAATAAGAACTAACTTAACACATCTTCTTTTAACACGAAGAGGATCAAGATATTTTCTTCCAGAATTTGGTACGAGGTTATATGAATATATTTTTGAACCTTTAGATGGACCAACTTTTGCTGAAGTAGAATCAGAAATTAGAGAATCCGTAGGATTGTTTTTGCCTAATGTATTGATAACAAACATAACAATTACAGATGCGTCGATGGGTTTAGAAGATAAGGGAACCTTTGTTAATAGTAGCGGAGAACGAGAATTCAAAGTTACAAACATTTCTGAACTTGAACATACCGCTAAAGTTAAAATAGATTATAAAATTACATCAGACGCTTTCGAAACACAAGATTTTATAATTCTTAATATTTAAAGATATATGGCAGAAAAGAAAATTTCCTATACTACAAGGGATTTTGCAGGTGTAAAGTTAGAGTTAGTAAACTTTGTTAAAACCTATTATCCCGAACTGATTCAGAATTTTAATGATGCATCAGTGTTTTCTGTGTTGATGGACCTTAATGCCGCAGTTGCAGACAATTTGAATTACCAAATTGATAGAAGTATTCAAGAAACAGTATTGCAGTACGCACAAGAAACTACTTCACTTTATAATATTGCAAGAACTTATGGTTTGAAAATACCAGGACAAAGACCTTCAGTTGCAATAGTCGACTTTTCGATAATAGTTCCGGTAAATGGAGACGCTGAAGATATAAGTTATTGTGGTGTTCTAAGAAGAGGTACTCAAGTAAATGGTGCAGGTCAAGCTTTTGAAACAATTTATGATATTGACTTTGCATCACAATACAACGGAGAAGGACAGCCCAACTCAAGAATCGTGAGACCAAACATCGATTCTTCAGGCACCATAATAAATTACACAGTAACAAAAAGAGAAGTCGTCGTTAATGGACTTACCAAGGTTTTCAAAAGGGTAATAACCGCAAACGATGTAAGACCATTTTTTGAATTGTTTTTACCTGAAAGAAATGTTTTAGGAGTTTCAAGTGTTATTGTTAAAGACGGTACAAATTATTCCAACGTACCTACTCCTCAAGAATTTTTAACACCAGTAGGTAGATGGTATGAGGTTCGATCATTGGTGGAGGATAGAGTTTTTGTTGAAGATCCTACCAAACCATCTGATGCGCCGGGTATTAAAGTAGGTAAATATATTTCTGTTACAGACAAGTTTATGACCGAATTTACCCCTCAGGGATTTATGAAATTAACTTTTGGTGGTGGTAATACTTCTGCAGAACAACAACTAAGAGAATTTGCATTACAAGGGGGACAATTAAATATTAATAAGTATTCTAACAATTTAGGTTTAGGTAGTACACTAAAAGCAAACACAACCTTATTCATTCAATACAGAGTCGGAGGTGGACCATCGACTAATGTAGGTATTGATGTTATAAAACAAGTACAAAATACTAACTTTTTCGTAACAGGACCTTCTGAAAACACAAACACTAGTGTTATTAATTCATTAACATGTACAAATCCGTTTGCCGCAGTAGGAGGAGCACCACAACCAACATTAGAAGAGGTACGAAATTATGTTACATTTAATTTTGCTGCCCAAAATAGGGCGGTAACTGTAAATGATTACGATTCAATTTTGAGAACGATGCCCTCACAGTTTGGAGCACCTTCGAAGGTTTCAATAGTTGAGGAAAATAATAAAATAAGAATTAAGATGTTGTCCTACGACTCCGAAGGAAAGTTATCTTCAACAGTTCCAAATGTCTTGAAAACAAACGTTGCAAATTATTTGTCAAATTATAGAATGATAAACGATTACATTTCTGTGGAGTCAGGTAACCCTATCGACTTAGGTTTTGAAATCGACATTGTTTTAGATTCAACGCAAAGTCAAAGTTCTGTAATTGCAAAAGTGGTAGATATAACAAATAATTTCATGTCAACTTTAGTCAGAACTATGGGACAAAATGTAAACATTTCAGAATTAAGAAGATTAATACAGAGTGAAAATGGTGTATTGTCTATTTCCGATATTAGAGTTTATAATAAGGTTGGTGGTCAGTATTCATCCGCTCAAACATCACAAACCTACTCAAATCCTAACACAAAACAAATACAATTAATTGCGGATACTATTTTTGCTGAACCATCACAAATTTACCAAGTAAGGTTCCCTACTACCGACATTAAAATAAGTGTGAACAATTTATCTACGGTTGCATTTTCTTGATCGTTTATTTTTTCAGAAATCAGATTATTTTTATTCAAAATAGGAAATAAACTATTTATGAAAAAAGAATTTTTTAATGCCAAAATCATATAGAATAAGAACCCAAGTAGGGATTGAGAAACAGTTAGACGTTAAAATTGAACAAGATTTTGATTTTTTAGAATTACTTTCTCTGAAACTAACTCAATCAGATGTTTATGAAAGAAGATGTGCCGACTATGGAGTTGTTGCTGGACGTGTTTTTGTTAATGGTGGATTTGGTTTACAAAATGCAAAACTTTCAATTTTCATACCGATAACAAATGAAGATGAAAATAACCCAATCATTTCAGAATTATATCCCTACAAAAGCGCTAGTGATGTAAATGAAGATGGATATAAATATAATT